ATGTCGGGTGAGCACATCTTCAGTAACGCCATATTTAAAGCGGGCTGTTCCTGTCCAATTGTCATCGAGGGCGTACGGCGCGTTAGAGGTGGAGAGCCGACTCATGGTGCAGAGAAATCTAACATCCTCTGCCGGCATCACAACTCTCTGCTGAGTCCGCTCGATGCAACAGCGGGACAAATTGCAAAGTTTCAGGCAGCCGCGAACGACGAGAGCTTCAATGGTTCAATCAACATTGAAGGCGAGCTCTTTGAGCGTTGGCTGTTAAAAACTGTTACAAACGTCGCTGCTGCTGGGTGGACCGGCCCAAAAAAATGGCGCCCGTCCGCTGAGATTGTGCAAGCAATTTACGGATACACCAAAGTTCCAGAACGCCTTGGCCTATACAGCGTGGATGGTGTAGACCCGAACCATCGACCGTCAGGCGGGACAACGTTTACACCGCTCCATATGTCCACACCTCAAGGAATGATGCTAGCTGGCGCATACGTGACTATTCACGGTATGCCTTTGTTGGCGGCATTTCACACTCAGCTTGCCCAAAGCCTTGAGGCAGGAGCACTTCCTGGCATGTTGACTCACTTCTCAAGCGAAGGTCTTCGGCACCTACACCATCCAGGGGCTATTGTCATGTCACGGAAGCGTGGTAACCCGGTGATCATTGGTCTGAGCTGGAATGGACTCTTGCGGTATGCGGACGGCACTACCGCTGTTTTTCCTAGGCCATAGCTCACCGGGTTGCCACCTAACAATTCAAGCCGAAGCCGCTTCGCGAGTCGGCTCAATTCAGGCGATAGACCGCTATATGCATCCTCGTTATTTCATTACCAACCATCGGCTTGTGGCTGGCTCTCCAGAGGTGTCCACCTTCGCGTTTGGACGATTCGAGAGCACCGAGCAAGCTGAAGCGGTCGCGTGCAGCAAGTATGGCCAATACGGGTCAACTGTTTTAGCTGTTCGCCAAGAAACAAAAAGCGAGGCAATTGCCTACGTCGCGGGTCGATTCGTTATCCGCACGCTTCGGCTAGTCTTTGGAGCCAGTGTTGCGCTAGCAGCGTATATCTTCCTATGGGGCCCAAATCCCCGCCTAGGTACGGTGCCTTTCGGCCAAATGACTCTAGACATGCTCTTGGGCGGGCTAGTTCGCGGCGCCATGCTCTTAGTGGCAGCCTGGCTAGCATGGTATTCCGCATTCGGCGAGGGGCCTGATGCAAAGTACAAGTAGTGGTTGGCCGCAGAGGCCTAACTGTTCATTCGAGCCGAAGCCGCTTCGCGGCTCGGCCTAATTCAGGAGTTGGACCACACTAGCAATGAACTGGACATCCCTCATGCAATTTCTACAGCAGATCTGGGCAGTCCTCAGCGACTTCGCGAACTCGGCATTTGCGAGCGCTTCCCTGTCTGCTTTAGCTGGTGCCGGTCTGGGTGTATGGGGGGCACAGAGAGTTGCAGAGCGCGGAGCTAGAGGCAAGGAGCTTCTGGAAAGTTTGAGGCAGGCAAATGCGGTAATTGTTCTAGCAACAACAATCGCTAATCACGCTTTCGCACTCAAACGGCAACACATCTCACCGCTGTCTCAGCGGTACTTCAAAGATCGTGACATAGCCCTTGCCTACCACGCCAGCATTCTTAACGGTGGATCTCCGAAGCCAATTTCATTTCAAGCGGAAATGACGAAGATCACACCCGTGACGATACCGCTAGACGCACTTAAGAACTTGGTCTACTCCGCTCAACTAATGCCAGGCCGTGCGCTTGCTCTGGTCGCAATCGTTGAACAGTCCGTATGTGAGCTAACTAACGCCATAGAGATGAGGACAGAGCAAATAGACACGTTCCGTAGCGCAGCTTTGCCTGAGCACATCTTTTTCCAAGATTACTACGGCCTACAGCGTCGCGACGGCGACACAAACTCGATGTACCACGACTCCATGGTCTCAATCACACAGTACACCGATGACTTGGGATTTTTTTCCACTGAGTTGGCAGATGAGATGCAGACCCACGCTGGACTTGTGCGCGATAAGCTTCTCAAATTTCGGAAAGACGTTCCAAAAGTGAGTACGGTTGACTTTTCTCCGGCCCGTGAGTCTGGCCTTATCCCGCCTAGAGAAAACTACGAGTCGTGGCTATCTGGCTTCAAGAAGCAGGATCAGTAGCTGCGGCCTAACGCCTGAGTTAAGCCGCTCGGAGAGTGCATAGCATGCCCAAAGATCTGTCAGCCCAGGAAGCAGCGGGCATCATTGAGTCGGCGTTTGTTCCCCTTCGCTGTGTCGCGGAGCCTTGGGACAATGACTATCGGATTCGGTTCCGCATCTTCGACAGCAATGATAAGCCTATGCTTCGTATGGACGCGGTGCTACGTCCGACGTTCCAGGACGCAAAAAGCCTCGAGTTTTTGCTCAATCAGGTCCGTGGCCGCGTGGCTCGAAAAGGCATAGAGTTGGCGCCGTGGTCGCTGCCCAGCCGGCCCGATCCCGCGGCGGCCTAATGATTCAAGCCGACGGCGCTTCGCGGCGCGACTTATCCTTACGCAGCCCTTCCATTTCAGTAATCACCTGGTCCGCGTAGCGCCAAGTCCAGGCAGCCACGTAGCGAAGCGCTGTATCGCGGATTGAGAAGTCTCGATAGTGCCGCCCACCCTCTAACCAGCGATGGGCTCCGATTACGGTTATGACCCGACCCTCTAAGGGTTGAACGGTAGCCACTGCCGAACCTTGGCCGTCCACCACGATGTTGCGGCCCGCTGGCATAGGCCGGCGGTGTTGCTTCACATGCGGCAACTGCCAGCTAAAGCGCTCGGGCAGCATCGGCAGGTCTGCAGCATCGGGCGGAACGAGGCCAGGATGCTGAGACGGACGTTCACGTCCTTTTGGGGAGGGTTGGACCTTTTGCATATCAGCCGGAATCGTACGCCGCCGCGTCACACATGGTGAGACCGTCCGGCGTATATTCCGCCTCATGTGCTACTCCGCCATGATTCAAGCCGACTACGACCGGTTCTGCCGCCTGCACGGAGCCATCATGAGCTTGGAGGACTTCGCGGCGAACGTCTGGGACGCGCCCAACCGCGAGCGAAAGCGGAAGGACCGCCGGCGTATGCCGAAAGCGATCGAGGATTGGTTCCTGCGACCGCAGCGTGAGAGCTTAGGGCAGGAGATTGGCGAGGCCATACGCGAGGCGCGGGCTCAGGAGCAGGCCGAATTAGCCAGCGACCTGGTCGACCAGGTCGAGCGCAAAGCGCTCAACGAGGCGAAGCTGGCCACTAAGCCGACCAAGACCGCGGCGGAAGAGGTGCGCAAGGCCAGCAATAAGATCACTCAGCTGGAGCGGCGCATTGCCGATGCAGAACGCGTGCAGCTGCTGCCGCGCGACTACCGATTCTTCCCGCAGTGGTGGCTCCCCGTGTTGGTGATGGAGGGCGGCCAGCTGGTGCTCAAGCCGATGCGCTACATGCTACGCAAGCCCGGTTCGCCGGCATCATCGGACTGGATCGAGGCCAAGGCCCTGGCCAATGGCAAGAAGACCCCGCGCCGGCTCAGCGGCACATATAACGCCCGCCGCGACAACCTCACACGCTGGTGGCAAGACCAGTTCGGCCACAAGCACGGCGTGGTGCTGATTGACAGCTTTTTCGAGAATGTTTCACTGCATAAGGTGGAGGGCCGGGAGCTGGCACCAGGCGAGCCCGACGTTGGCGTGGAGGTCCAGTTCACTCCCGAGCCACGCGAACCGATGCTGATAGCGTGCATCTGGGACCACTGGGAGGGGGCGGAAGAAGATCCGTTCGACAGCTTCGCCTTCATCACCGATGACCCGCCGCCGGAAGTCGCCGCCGCTGGCCACGACCGTATCCCGATCCGCTTGCAGCTCGACAACCTCATGCCATGGCTGACGCCGCAGGGCCGCACGGTCAAGGAGCTGCAAGCAATTCTGGACAGCCGGCCCGAAGCATTCTATTGCCATGAGATCTCGCGGGCAGCCTAATCCCGCAGGGTGGCCTTGGGCAGCGCCAGCGCCGACTTCGCTGGTCTGCATACAGGAGAGTCAGCGAGGGCCAACCGCCATGCCTTTAGGCCGAAATTTTGGGATGCCCATCGGAGACGGGTAACAAAGGTAATCAGGAAATCTAACTTGCACTTTTAGCCATAAATTCAATAGGTTAGATGAGTAATTAGAAGGTAATAAAAGGGTAATTTCTTGGTTACCAGATTACCTTTTGGGGAGGTAACCTTTTCCCAGAATCGAGCCCTTACGAATCAACAACATAACCTCGTGCCACCTCCGGGGTTACCTCTGATTACCTCTACGGGTTACCTCCTCTTTTGCCGTTAATTCAATGACTTAGCTACTTTTGGCCGGTGGCGATTACCAGTTACCTCCTTCCGATGGGCATCCAAAAAATCCGGGCCAGACCCGCGGGCGCTGATGGACCGTCAGAACGCATCCGAAAGTGCCCCTTTCGTGCGGGGTTCCGCAGGCTTGCGCGCAGCTCAAGGTGGCCCGCATGGGCGCGCTCTGGCACAGGCGAGCGCATGCCGCAGGGGTGCAGAAAAACCCGGCCACATAGCCCGCAGGCGTGGCGGGGCGACGACTGCGCGCGCCAGGAGCTAGAGTGACCACTAGCCTCTTTGAACGCTAAGGAATTGTTAAATGGACTGGGATGGTGCAAGACGTTTCTTCACCGCAGTGATGGGCAGTTCTGCACTGTGGGGCTTCCTGGGAGTGCTGACGGGCGGCGCGCTGACATGGTGGCAGGCGTCGCGAACTCGCGAGGCGGAACAACATCAGGATCGACAGTACGCGGCAGCGGCCTTGTCAGCCCGCCTGCAGCGCTTTGTATTGGCGTGCGCTGATGCTGCATTCGATGATGGAACGGTGTATGGACGTCCTGCCAGTGAAGACTCTTATTCGCCTCAAACCCCGACGCCGGAATTGACCTACGCCGGCATCGACATCCAGTGGCGTTCCCTACCGGCAGCGGTTGTGGACGACGCGTTCAGATTCGAAATTCGGGTGAGCGACGTTGCGACGACACTGCATGGGATCAACGAGTACGACACCCCGCCGTACGATTTGTACATGTTCGAGCGCAGGAAGCTCTACGCGACCTTAGGCATCGAAGCAGAGGAACTAGATGCTCAGATTCGCGCGGCAGTGAAGATGCCTGGGCGCAAGTCGCCCGGCTCGACATGGTCGAGGTTGAAGGCTGAATTGCATTCCCTTGAGCTAAAGGAGCAGAAGAGAAACAGCAGCCTTGATATAAATCTGCAGCAAGAGGCAGGGAGTCGCCCTTCAGCGACTCCCTAGCAATAGCTGGTTAGAGGGCAGCCAAGCGCTGGCCCGCCACTTCGACATAGTGGTCCGTCATCTCGCATCCAAGCCAGCTGTAGCCCTCCAACTGCGCAGCCACCAGCGTGGTACCGGATCCGGCGAACGGATCGAGGACTCGCCCGCCCTCCTCGCAGATCCGCACCAGTTGCCGCATGAGCGCGGTCGGCTTGCCGGTCATGTGCAGCTTGTCCGCCTTGCGCACGGGTTCACGGATGACGCCGGGCAACACGGGGGCGCGACGCTGCAGGGGCATGCTGCCCTTGCTTCCCCACACCACGTATTCGGCCTGGTTGCGGAATCGCCCGAGTTGCGGCCGCACGCCTTCGGTCTTGTCCCACACGGTGATGCCGCGCCAGGTGAAGCCAGCGCATTGCAGCGCGTCCGTGGTGAGCGGCAACTGGCGCCAGTCGGTGAACAAGCACACTGGCGCCCCTTCCTTGAGCAGACGGGCGCACTCGCTGAGCCACATCACCATCCAACGCAGGTGTGAGCGCTGGTCGCGTTCGTCGCCGGCAAAGTCAGCGTGCAGCGCGCTCTTACCGCCCTGTACGTACTTTTCTGACGGTGGCTTCTGGCGAGCCCCAGCGGTAAGCCCTCCGCTGGCATACGGCGGGTCGGTGATCAGTGCATCGAAAGAGCAGGCCTCAAGGGTCGGCAACAAGGTCAGGGCGTCGCCCTTCAACAGCTGGTTTTTCATTGGTAGAACCTTCGGTAAATCGCTCGCGGCGATCTGTCGGGAGGCTCTGGGCCTTCAAGTGATTGAGCGTGCCGCAGCGCGGGCACTTGATCTGAATCTCGTCATAGCCCTTGGCCCGGGCCAACAGCCGCGCGCACTCGCCACAACGCAGGTTGGACAGGCCGCCGGCGATCATTGCGCCACCTGTGCCAGTTCGAAGGCATCGAAGCGGATCACGTCGTGACCTACCCATTCGTTCAAGCGTTCTAGTCGCCGCTGGATGGCCGCCAGCTCGTTGAAGGCCCAAATGCTGGCCGCCTCACGGATGGAGCCGAAGCCGCCGGCATTCTGCGGCACGATGCCCAGCAACTGGGGCGGGATACGGAGTGATGCCAGCACGTCGTCACGCGTCACGCCTTTGATGCCGGTGAACTCGTCGCGCGCGGCCACTTCGCTGACCGGGATCAGTTGCATGCCATCTTTCTTGCCGTTTGGCGAGTGGAGGAACAGGTTGCGGAAGTTACCCGGCCCGCGCGCACCTTTCAGTGCCGTGCGCAGCGCGTTCACGTCGTCGTCGTTCACGCCCGGATCGTTCAGATACAGGATGAAGCCGGCGTGCGAACCGTTGTTGTAATACTTCCGGCGGAACAGCGTGGCCGACTCATTCAGCAGTGCGGACTGCAGCGCGGCCAGCCATTCGGGCAGGCCGTATATTTCCTGGTCAACGTCGGCTTCCCGCACCTGAAACACCGTCCCCGGCTCAAACGCGTGCACGTCTTTCCAGCTGCGCACCTGAAAGAACGTACCCGGCTCCACGCCGCGCCGCATGTACTTGGCCAGCGTTGGTCGCAGCACCATGGCGCTGCCGAGCATGGAATTGCGCCGCTCCAGGTAGGCCATCCCGAACGTGACCCAATCCGTGGCGAACTGCTCGAAAGCCTCGGCGGTCAGCAGGCGGTGGGGCCGGAACGTGCGCGCCAGCATGTTGACCTTGAAGCGCAGTCCCGACTGCAGGTAGACGTTGGCGCGCGTGGTCTTGGACAGGCCATCCAGCGACACCGGTGGCTCGTACCAGCGACCGTTCTGCCAGCATTCCAGGTACTCAAGGATGCCGCGCGACTCCAGTACGGGCGTCGGTTCGCCGAAGGTGAAGGCTTCCACCCGCCCCAGCGGGGTGACGGTCTCGGTCATTATGCGTAGATCTCCAAGGTGCTGCCGCTGGACTTGGCGTGCGGGCCTTCCAGCGGTTCGTTGTGCAGCGCATGCAGCAATGCCCATGCGAGGTCGGCATGGCCGGTCTCTTCGGTCCGGTTGGCCTTGTAGGTCATCTGGCGGCCACCGGCCGTCATCGTCTTCTTGATCGCCATCAGCGACTGCGTGAGATCGGTCCAGCCGGCGTCGTATTCCAGCCGGCCACTCATGATCACGTCATAGGCTTTCAGCACCAGCCGCGTCTTGACCTCGGGCGAGTAGCTGAAGGTGACCAGGTTAGGGAAGAACGTGCGCACAATCTGCGCCACGCCGGTGCCCATACCGGTGGTGTCGATGCCGATATAGGTCACCCAGTAGCGCTCGGTCACCCTACGAATGAACTCGGCCTGCGCGGCAAAGTCGCCACCCTTGAACTTGTGGCGCTCCAGCACGCGGAAGGTGCCACCCGGATTGCGCGGCGGCGCGATGACCACCAGGCCAGCGCTGTCACCGGTCTCCGCCGGGTCATAGCCCACCCACACCGGCCAGTCGCCGTAGGGGCGCTGCGCGAAGGGCTTGAACTCGCCCGCCCACGCGACCCAGCTGTCCACGCCGCAGCCCTCCAGCAGCGAGAGCGGGAACACACTGGCACTGTCGTCGACGAACTCGCACATCAGCAAGTTGGCGAACGCGTCCGGGCTGTACTCCTCGCGCAGCTCGGCAATGTCGAACAGATCGCAGCCGCGGCGCGCGGCATCCATGATGTTGACGATTTGGCGCCACACCCGGTCCTCGCACGCGCGACCGCGCTGCAGCGCGTCGTGCGAAACATCGATCGACACGCGTTGGTCGGCCGGCTTGCCCCGGTTGCGGCGCTCGCCGGTCCAGAACGAATAGGCCTGGTGCGCCATGCTGGATGGCGTGGAGAAGTAGGTCTTGCGCCACTTCTTGTGCATCGCCATGCCGCTGGCGACTTTGTTCAGCTCGTCAAAGCCGTAGGTCCAGAAGAACTCGTCGAAGTAGAAATTGCCGTGGTAGCCCTGCGCCGTGCGGGCGTTGGTGCCCAGGAAGAACAGCTCGGCGCCGTTGGGAATCACGATGCTGTCGCCACCGCTCAGATCCTTGTCCAACACCTCGCGGACGAACGACTGCATGTAGCCCCGGAACAGGAACGCCTGCGCCTTCGAGGCACTCAGGAAGATCTGATTGCGCCCGGTCTTCAGCGCGTCGATCAGCGCCTCGCGGGCGAAGTAGAACGTGGCGCCAATCTGGCGGGACTTGAGGATGGCGCGCGTGCGCAGGGTGCTGGCCTTGTACCAGTCGCGCTGATAGTCGAAGCACCCATCCAGGAAGGCCTGCTCCAGCCGCTCGATTTCGTCCTCGGTGAACTCGTTCTTGCGGGGCTTCTTCTTGGGGCCGGCGTTGCGATTGGCGATGGCCGGGTTCAGGTCCGTCTCGGTACCACCGCCCTGGTAACGCTGGATCCGCGCCTGCCGCTCCAGTTGCCGGTGCAGCAGGTCGATTTCCTTGAAGTCGCCGCCGCTTTTCTGGTCCTTGAGAATCAGCGTGACCAGCCGCTGCTCCAAGGCACCGCCAATGCGTTCCACATTGTCGGCACGGTCCCACTCGTCACGGGACTTCCAACTGTGTATGGTCTTTTCGTTTTCCCCGGTGGCCTCGGCGATCTCACAGACACGCCAGCCCATCCAATACAGGAACTTAGCCTGTCGGCGGGTATCCATCGGGAGTTGAGCGACCGCGCTATTCACCCCGATAGCGTGACGGCCGCCCTTCACTCCTGACACCCGCCGCCCGCGTATCGCAGGCATTTACATGCTGGCTGCATTGCCGCGGCTTTCCGCGCTGCCGACCATGGCGTATCGCATCCAATCGCGATGCAGCCACCAGTCGAGCAGAGGACAGCATGTCGGCCCAGCCCAAGAAGTTCCGTTCCAAGTTCTTCCGCGTTGCCGTGGAAGGCGACTCCACCGACGGCCGCGTGATTGAGCGCTCGTGGCTGAGTGACATCGCGGCGACCTACAACCCGTCCACCTATGGCGCACGCATCTGGATGGAGCACATCCGCAGCATGCTGCCGGATAGCCCGTTCCGGGCTTACGGCGATGTTCTGGCGGTGAAGACGGAAGAAGTCACCGTCAACGGCGAGAAGAAGCTCGCCCTGTTCGCTCAGATCGAGCCGACCGATGACCTGGTGAAGATGGTCAATGTCAGCAAGCAGAAGGTTTACACCAGCATCGAGATCGGCCCGAAGTTTGCCGGCACGGAAAAACCCTATCTTGTGGGTCTGGGCGTCACCGACTCGCCCGCCAGCCTCGGCACCGAGCGCCTCGCGTTCGCGGCCAAGCACCCCGAAGCCAATCTATTCGGCGAGCGCAAACAGCACGCGGACAACCTGTTCAGTGCGGCCAGTGAGGTGGCGCTGGAGTTCGAGGAAGTCACGTCCGAACCCTCCGCTTTGGATCGGCTTTTCTCGGCGCTGGGCGCCATCGCTGAGCGGTTGAACGGCAGCGCCAAGCCCGAATCCAAACCCGACCCGAAGCCAACGGACGCCGCCGACTTCTCCAGCCTGGCAACGGCGCTGACCGGCATCGCGGACCACCTCAAGACGCAGGGCGACCAGTTCGCTCAGCTGCAACGCGACGCCAGCGAACAGCGCAATCAGCTGCAGGCGCTGCAGGCCAACTACAGCGCCTTGCACACGCAACTGTCGGGCACGCCGTCGGGCACCCAGCCCACGCGCCCGCCGGTGACCGGCCAGCAGGGCAACGCTGCGCTCACCGATTGCTGATTCGTCCCGCCACCGACCTTCGCCCCTTTACGTTTTCCCGGAGACCACACCGCCATGCGCAACAACACTCGCCGCCTGTTCAACGCCTACCTGGCGCAGGTCGCCCAGCTCAACCAAGTCGATTCGGCCACCGTCGTGTTCAACGTCGATCCCGTCGTGCAGCAGAAGCTGGAACAGCGCACGCAGGAATCCAGCGAGTTCCTGAATCGGATCCAGATCATCGGCGTCGAGGAACTCAAGGGCGACAAGGTCGGCATCGGCGTCGCCGGCACCATCGCCGGCCGCACCGACACGACCGGCGCCGCGGTTCGCCAACCGCGCGACGTGGGTCAGACCGATAGCACCGGTTACGAGTGCAAACAGACCGACTTCGACACCGGGCTCAAATATTCGCTGCTCGATGCCTGGGCGCACCGACCCGAGTTCCAGACCATCCTGCGCGATGCCATCGTCAAGCGCCAGGCGTTGGATCGCCTGCTGATCGGTTTCCATGGCACCTCGGCGGCGGCCACGACCAATCGCGAAGCCAACCCGATGCTGGAAGACGTGAACATCGGCTGGCTGCAGAAGTACCGGTCCGACGCCCCGGCCCGCGTGCTGGACACCGGCAAGACGGCCGACAAAGTCATCATCGGTCCGAGCGCGGGGGCGGACTATAAGAACCTGGACGCGCTGGTGTACGACGCGGTGAGCAACCTGATCGACCCGTGGCACCGCCGCGATCCGGGCTTGGTGGTGGTGGTCGGCCGCAGCTTGCTGCACGACAAGTATTTCCCGCTGGTGAATCAAGACCAGCCGTCCACCGAGAAGCTGGCCACCGACGTGATCCTGTCGCAGCGCCGGCTCGGCGGCCTGCAGGCGGCCGAGGTGCCGTACTGCCCCGACAACGCGATCCTCATCACCTCGCTGGGCAACCTGTCGCTGTACTGGCAGATCGGCGGCCGCCGCCGCCACGTCAAAGAGGAACCGGAGAAGAACCGCGTGGCCAACTACGAGTCGTCCAACGACGCCTACGTGGTCGAGGACTATGGCCTGGGCTGCGTGATCGAGAACATCGAGATCGAGGCCTAACCCCTCATGGCCGACAGTCCCGCAAAACGGCACCGCACCCGCATCCTCGCGGCAGCGGAAGCCTTGAGGCAGCAAGCCGGCGCCCTGCGCGCCGGCGGCACCGAGTTCGAGCGGCACATGATGTTGCTGCAAGAACACCGCCTGCGTCTAAAGCAGATCCAGTCGGAGGAAGGCAAGGCCGAGTTCAAGCGCGACGCGCTGCACGAGTACAACGCCTACATCGAAGGCGTGCTGGCGGCCGATGCTGGCAGCCAGGACGAAGTGGTCACCACCGTGATGGTCTGGTGCATCGACGCGGGCCTGTACCAGCCGGCGCTGGATCTGGCCGACTACGTGCTGCGCCACCGGCTGGAAATGCCCGACCGCTTCAAGCGCACCACCGGCTGCCTGATTGCCGAGGAGATCGCCGAGGCGGCGCTCCAGACTCAGGACGGCGATTTCGATCCGGCGGTGATCGCGCGCGCCACGGCGCTGACCGCCGAGCAGGACATGCCCGACCAGGTGCGCGCCAAGCTCTACCTGGCCGCTGGCCGCGCCGTCCTGCGCAACGTGAGCGATGACACTCCTCTCTCCGGCGGCGCCCTGAGGCAGTGCGTGGCCGACCTGAAACGCGCCATCGAACTGCATGGCGCCTGCGGGGGCAAGAAGGATTTGGAGCGCGCCGAGCGCCTGCTGAAGAAACACGCCGCTGCCAGCGAGACCGGCACCCGCGGCTAACCGAGCGTCCCCGCGACCCCGCCGGCTCGGGGCTGATCCGCAACGTCATCTCTCCCGTTGCGGTGAAGCCCCGACCACCGGCGATTTATTCGAGGCTCCATGAGCGGATTCATTGCCAACGGCACCACCGCGCCGGCCACCGACATTGCCAACGGTCCCTTCTGGCCGCCGGTGAAGCCGGACGAGATCCGGGCGCGTATGCGGCTGGACGGCGCCATCGCCGCCGAGCGCCTGCGCGCGGCGGTCGTGGCGGCGATGATGATGGTCAATGATGACCTGGCCGACTGGCGCGCAACGCAGCACGCGGCCGGCTACGGCACGTTGGCCGACGTGCCCACGGAAGCCGTCGATGGCACCTCGCGCCTGGTGCAGCTGTACCAGCGCGCTATCGCCTGCTGCGCGGCGGCCGAACTGACCGAACGCTACCGCTCCTTTGATGCCAGCGACAGCGCCAACCAGCGCGCCGATGACTTGACGCCCTCCATTGATGAGCTGCGCCGCGACCAGCGCTGGGCCATCCGCGACCTGAAAGGCCAGTCGCGCGTCACCGTGGAGCTGATCTGATGCGCGTCCACGCCATGCAGGGCGACACGCTGGACCTGCTGTGCTACCGCCACCTCGGCGCGACCGCGGGCGTCGTGGAGAAGGCGTTGGAACTCAACCCCGGCCTGGCCGATTTCGGTGCAGTGCTACCGCACGGCACTGCCATCGTGCTGCCCGACCTCACCACCGCCCAGACGCCCGCCACGCGGGCGCTGGTCCAGCTATGGGACTGACCAATGGCCGAACCCACCTCCACCTCCTCTATCGCGGTGCTGGCCACCGGTATCGGTCTGGCGGCGTTGCTGCCGGGCATCGACGGCGACGCGCTGGTAGGCGCCTTCGCGGGCGGCACCTTGTTCGTCGTCTCGGCGCCGTCGCTGGGGATCTGGCTGCGCGTCATCTACCTGCTGGTGAGCGTCATCGCGGGCTACCTGGCCACGCCGGATCTGCTTCGGTTCGTGCCGCTCAAGTCGTCCGGATTGGCGGCGTTCTTCGCGTCGGCCGCCATCATCACCATCACGCTGGCGGTGATCGAGAAATGCAAGTCGCTCGATTTCAGCTGGATACGTCGCGGAGGCCCGCCCCGTGCCTGACCTCGTCACCTTCCTCACCTTCGCCGCCTGCAGCGCCATCTGCGGCCGCCTCATGACCTACCGTCGCGCGCCGGGCACGCGCTACCGCATCGGCGTGAGCGTGTGCGCCTGGGGGCTGGTCGCCTGCACGGGTGGCCAAGCGCTGCAGATCTTGCTGATCGGGGCGCGCTCGCACCCCAGCGGGTGGCAACTGGGCGTGCTGCTGGTGCTGGCCGTCCTGTCCTTTCGCGCCCGAGGCAACGTGGCGCGCATCCTCAAGGTCGATTGATGATTACCGCTCCCCTACTCGCTCACATCATGCAGTGCCCACCCGTGCGTGCCGAACGGTGGAACACCGCGCTGGCCGCCGCCATGCGCGAGTTCGGCATCAACAGCAAGCGCCGCGCGGCGCACTTCTACGCGCAGACTGGCCACGAGAGCCTGAGCCTGTCCAAGATCGAGGAAGGGCTGAACTACTCCCAGCCGCGCCTGCTGGAAGTGTTCGGCCAGCGCATCACCCCAGCGGAGGCGCCGAAGTACACGCGCAACCCGCAGGCGCTGGCGAATTTCGTCTACGCCAACCGCGAAGGCAACGGCAACGTGGCCAGCGGCGACGGATGGCGCTATCGCGGGCGAGGCCCCATACAGATCAGCCTGAAGAACCAATACATCGCCATCGGCAAGATGCTGGACCTGCCGCTGGCCGAGCAACCGGATTTGCTGTTCGAGATCACCACCGGCGCCCGTGCTGCGGCAGCGTACTGGAAGCTCAACGGGCTGAACGCACTGGCCGATGCCAACGATACGGTGGGCCTGTCCAAGAAGATCAACCTGGGCAACGCGCGCTCCAAGCGCACACCCGAAGGCCTGTCCGACCGCATCACCCGCACCAACCGCGCCCTCGCCCTGTTGGCAGCCTGACCCATGCCCTCCCCCCGCGCCATCGTGACGCTGCTGATCCTTGCCCTGATCGCTGCCCTGGTCGGCGGCGGCGTCTGGCAGCAGCACCGCATCGACGCCGCCCAGCAGGCTACGCGCGAGGCGCTGGCGCGCGTCAAGGCCGTCGAGGGCGAGCGGGACACCGCGCAGGAGGAAACGCGCCTGGCACGCGCCAACGTGCGTGTGGTGACCCAGTACGTCGACCGCGTGCAGACCGTCTACGTCCAAGGCAAGACCATCACGAAGGAGATTCCCGTCTATGTCACCCCGGAAGCTGACGCCGCTTGCGTTATTCCTGTTGGCTTCGTGCGCATCCACAACGCCGCCGCCGCCAACACCGCCGCGGAACCCTCCACCGGAGATCCTGATGCGCCCGCCCCCGGCCTTACGCTCTCTGCCATCGCCGAAACCGTCGCCGACAACTACACCCAGTACCACGCCCTCGGCGAACAGGTAATCGGCCTGCAGGACTACATCCGCGCGTCCTGCCCGGCGGCGCAGGCCGCACCATGAACAAACCGCAGTCCCTGCGCGACCACCTGAGCGCGGCCGTCGAAGACTTGCGCCGGGATCCGGAGCGCCTGCTGGTGTTCATCGAAGGCGGCAGCGTGGTGTCCACGCTGGCACCGGGCGCGTCGTTCGAGTACCGGTACACGCTCAAGCTGGTGGTGACCGATTTTGGCGGGCACCCCGATGCGCTGATGGTGCCGCTGCTGGACTGGGTCCGCGCCCACCAGTCCGAACTGTTGGCCAACGACCGCCTGCGCGAACAAATCCGCTTCGAGGCCGAGGTGCTGGCCAACGACAAGGTGGATGTGGAACTCACCCTGCCGCTGACCGAGCGGGTGGGCGTGCACCGCCACGCAGACGGTCGCGTGGAGGTGGAACACTTTCCCGAACCGCTGATCGACGGGCCGCTGCCCGCGCGGCACTGGCAGCTATACGTGATGGGCGAACTGGCCGCCGAGTGGGACGCACCGGGTGGATGAACTGCAGCAGTTGGAAGACTGGCTGGCGCCGCTGTTGGCCGACATGGCGCCGGCGGCACGTTCGCGGCTCGCCCGCCGCATCGGCACCGCCCTGCGGCAACACGAGAGCAAGCGCATCGCGCGCCAGGCCAACCCGGACGGTTCGCCCTATGTGCCGCGCAAGGTACCGCTGCGCGCGCGTACCGGCCGCATCAAGCGGGGCGTGATGTTCGCCAAGTTGCGGCAGGCCCGCCACCTCAAGGTGCGCGCCAACCCGAACGAGGTCACGGTCGGGTTCCTCGGCCGGGTGGCGCATATCGCCCGCGTGCATCAAGAGGGCCGCATGGACAGCGTGCGACCGGGTGGCCCGCGCGTGCGCTATGAGCAACGCAAGCTGCTGGGTTTCTCGCCTCACAGCCGCGAGCTGATCCGCGACCTGTTGCTGGATCACTTCGGCGACGTGTAACCCCGGCGCGCACACGCGACCCGAATGGTCGGCGCATCGCGCGCGCAAGACCCTACTCCGGTCCCCTTCCGTTACGGCCGGCATGTCCACCTTCACCGCTGTTGATCTCTCGCGCCTGCCTGCGCCCGAAGTCGTCGAGACCTTGGACTTCGAGGTCATCTTCGCGCAGATGCTGGCCCACCTGCGTCTTCTGGATCCGCAGTTCGATGCCCTGGCCGAATCCGATCCCACCTACAAGCTGCTGCAGGTGGCGGCCTACCGTGAAATGAACGTGCGCCAGCGCGCCAACGACAGCGTCCGTGCGGTGATGCTGGCCTACGCCAAAGGCGCGGATCTCGACCATCTGGGCGCTCTGCTGGGCGTGCAGCGCCACCAGTTGGATGCCGGCGACCCGTCGCAAAGCATTCCGCCCACCTACGAGAGCGACACCGACTTCCGCCGGCGAATCCAGCTGGCGCCGGAGGGCTTCTCTGTCGCCGGACCGGAAGGCGCCTACATCTTCCACGCCTTGAACTCGCATTCCGACGTGCTGGATGCCAGCGCCACCAGCCCGAGTCCCGGCGAGGTCATCGTCACGGTGTTGTCGCGACAAGGCGACGGAAGCGCCGCGCCCGCACTGATTGAGACGGTAGCCGGAGCGCTGGTGGATGACGCCGTGCGCCCGCTCACCGATCACGTCACCGTGCAAGGCGCGGAGGTGGTGAACTACCAGATCGTGGCGCGCGTATACACCTACGCCGGCCCGGACTCGGCGCTGGTGCTGGCCGAGTCCATGCGGCGCCTGGAGGCGTACATCGCCGGATCGCACCGATTGGGCCGTGACGTACCCCTGTCGGGCATCTACTCCGTCCTGCACTCCGAAGGCGTGCAGCGCGTGGAGATCGACCTGCCCGCCGCCGATGTGGTGGTCGACCGCACGCAGGCCACCTGGTGCACGTTGATCGACGTGGCGCATGGCGGCGTGGATGAATAGCCTGCTGCCGCCCAATGCGTCGAAAGCTGAGCGGGCCATCGAGCAAGCGATGGCGCGTCTTGCGGATGTCCCCATGCGTCATCGACACGTGTGGAATCCCGACGAATGCCCCATCGAACTGCTGCCCTGGCTGGCGTGGGCGTTGTCGATCGATGCTTGGCGCAGCAGCTGGCCGGAACACATCAAGCGCTCCCGCGTGCGCAACGCCATTGAGATTCAGAGACGCAAAGGCACCGCCGAGAGTGTGCGTCAGGTCGTGGCGGCCTTCGGCGGCGCGGTGCAACTGCGTGAGTGGTGGCAGCTGGAACCGCCCGGGCCGCCGCACACGTTCGAAATGGTCCTCACCCTGCAGGGCGAAGGCGGCGAGACCGCCACCGCCCAGTACGTCGAGGACGTTATTGCCGAAGTCGAGCGGACCAAACCGGTCCGCTCCCATTTCACTTTCACCCAAGGCCTGCAGGGCATCGGTGGCATCGGCGTGGGCGGTGCAGCCCGCGCGGCGGTGTATCGCCGGTTCTACCTGCAGGCCTTCGACGCCTAGGAGTACGCGTGAGCGGCTTGCCCATCATCCTCACCCCGCAGGGCCGTGCCGCCCTGGTCAATGCGGACAACACTGGCACCTCCGGCCTGCGCATTGCCCAGATTGGCGTGAGCGACTCCGCTGCTGGCGTCGCCGGAGATGTACTGCAAGGCGAGATCAAGCGCCTGGCGACATTCTCCGGCCAGGTGGTGGCCGACGATACCGTTCACGTCACCATTCGCGACGACACCAGTGCGGTCTACGGGATGCGCGCCTTTGCCTTGTACCTGGAGGACGGAACGCTGCTGGCCTGGTACGCCCAGGCCGAGGTGATCTTGGAGAAATCGGCGCAGGCCATCCTGCTGCTGTCTTGCGATATTCAGTTCGCGGGCCTGAATGCCACGGTGTTGGAATTCGGCGACACCAACTGGACCAACCCGATTGCCACTCCGTCCGTCTACGGCGTGCTGAAACTGGCGACGGCGACCGAAGCGATGGCCGGCGAAAGCGGCGTCGCAGCCATCACGCCGGCCACCCTGCGGTTGGCACTGAATGCGCGCTTTGGCGACGGTGCCCCCAGCGGGTTCGTGAAAGGCCTGCTCAACCTCGCCACAGCGGCGCTGTTGCGTGCCGCTCTGGGCCTGGGTAGCGCGTCGCTGCGTAACGAAGGTGCGGGCAATAGCCTGGACGCCGACATGCTGGACGGCCAGCACGGCGCCTATTACCACGACTTCGAAAACCTCACTAACGTTCCTGCGTTCGCGCCAGAAGTTCATGAGCACACGATAGCGAGCGTCACTGGCTTGCAGAGCGCACTGAATGCAAAGGCTGCCGTGGCGCACCAGCATAGCGCCGGTGACATCACCAGCGGCACGCTGGACCTCGCACGAATTCCGGTCATCCCCGCCATCTCGAAGGTTGACGCGATGACAGGCGGAGGCACCGGTGAATCGGCCTGGATACGGCTGAACGCCGACCGGGCCAACGGAGCGGTGGGCGGCTCGATTCGAATCGGCTCCGACGGATCCGTGTACTTCACTTTCAATGACGCCACAACGGTTCGGTTCGATACCGCCGGACAGATGACGAACGGCACCGTGCCCTGGGCGCGCCTGTCTGGCGTCCCCGCGTTTGCGTCATCGGCCCATACGCACACGACTCTGACGCGGGGAAGCTACCTCACCGGCAGCAACTACAACGGCGGCGCCTCAACGACATGGGCCGTCGATGCGACGACGACATCGAACGCTTCGAAGATCGTCGCGCGTGATGCCTCAGGCGACATTCATGCCCGGCTATTCCGTTCCGAGTATGCCTCCCTGAACGCCAATATCGGCGCCATCATGACGCAGGTGAATGCGGGCGGGGCGACGGACAACTACATTCGACCCTCTACGCCCGCACAGGTGAAGGCGGCGCTTGCAATGTCAATCGCAGACGTTGCCAACCTTCAAGCGACGCTGAATGCGAAGGCGACATTGAACGCTGCCGTGACGTTTCAAGATGTCACCGCATCGCGCGGCAACGGAACGGGCGTGATTTACTTCGGCAATGGAAGCCGCTACCTGTATTTTGACGGCAGCAAATACCAGCTCGTATCCGCCCCTTTGTTAGTTGGCGGAACGGTCACGGCGCCCGCTTTTGCGCAGTCATCGAGCCGTAGGTACAAGCGGCGCATCGAAACGATATCCGCGAGCGACGCGTTGACGCTACTGTCCGGCGTTCGTTGGGTGACGTACCGCATGAGGGCGGATGGGAGTCATGCGGCGGGGGCCATTGCGGAGGAACTGGCGGATGGGCCGCTGGATTTTGTTGTCACGCGCACCAACAACGGCGCCCCGGATGGCATCAACTATCAGCCGCTGTTCGTTCTAGCGTGCGCCGCGCTGCGCGGGTTAACTGACCGCGTCTCCGCCTTGGAGTCGAGGGCGTAACGCATGGCGAAGAATTTCACCAGTGGCGGCGTGGACTTCGATGACCTGTTCGACCCGGACATCATGGGCGACGGCCCGGCGGCGCCCTGGCTGACCAGCGGCGGCGTTGCGCTGAAATATGCGGCGCTGTCCTACGGTTCCAAACGCGCCAATGTCGGATTCACGAGTTCGACCGGCGTCGACGTGTCGAACCTATGGGCGGCGAAGGGTTCGGCGGTATACGTAATTGAAGGGCTGCACGGCAAGGGACTGCATGCCTCCGAGCAGGCGCTCACCAATCAACAAACCGTCAGCGCGCAGGTGAGTGTCGCACTCAGAAGCGACGGCACCTGGGCGGTGTTTGGCGCAACGACACGGGGGAGCTTTCCTCAGTCCGCGCCCACCTCCGGGACATGGCTTCCCTCTGGACAGAGTGCGTCGGGTTATCAAGTGCAGTTTGAGGTTGTATCTTCTGGCAGTGCGGATCGCCGGGTCACCACGTCGGCCGCCACCTACCAATCCCTGTCAGCCACCCAGACCGTTGGGTTCGTGTTGCCGGACTTTTCTGCGGTCAATGCCACCGAGCGCAGCGCTTCGGCGACGATTACGATACGGCTTCGCCGCGTATCGACGGGGACTGTTTCCACGACCGTGCTTTCCGCGTACCTGTCGACGACCGGTTACACATAAGCGCGGCCTCCTGCCGTTGAACTGCCCCAGGGCCGCGCGACTGTATAGCCGCGACCTACAACGTGCGCCCGATGCGTCAGCACGGCCAACCCCGCACCATCGTTGGCATGCAACGATCCAGCGATCTGCCGCGCACCTCCAACAATCAGATCCGCTTCGGCACCGTGTCCGACGTGGATCTGGACCGCGGGTTGTGCCGCATCGCCACCGGGGACATCCATTCCGACTTCGTGCCGTGGCTGGTGCCGCGCGCCGGTGAAACCATCGAGTGGTCCTCCCCGTCCGTGGGTGAGCAAGTCGTACTGCTGTCGCCCGGCGGTGATGTCACCGGCGCGGTCGCTCTGCGCGGCCTGTACTCGACCCAGTTTGCGCCCCCCGGCAACAGCGCAACGCTGCATCGGGTCAAGTACGCAGACGGTGCTGTCATCCAGTACGACCACGGCAACCATGAATTGGTCGCCACCCTGCCGGGCGGCGGCAAGGCCACCCTCACCGCCGACGGCGGCGTGACGGTCAATGGCCCCTTCACCGTCAACGGCGACACCACCCTCAACGGCCACACGCAGGTCAACGGCGACGCCGACGTGAGCCAGACTCTGACCGCGCAGACCGACGTGGTCGGGGGCGGCAAGAGCCTCAAGACTCACCCGCACACCAACGTCCAGCCCGGCAGCGGCGTATCGGGACCGCCGCAGTGAGAGGGATGAGCGCCATCGACGGTCGCGTGCTGGAAGGCATCGACCACTTGAGTCAATCCATCGCGGACATCCTGACCACGCCGATTGGCTCGCGTGTGATGCGCCGCGACTACGGTTCGCTGCTGCCCGAACTGATCGACGCCCCGTTCAACGGCGCCACACGGCTGATGCTTTACGGCGCCATCGCCACCGCGCTGATGCGCTGGGAGCCGCGCATCGAGCTGAGCAAGGTCGACGTGGCACCGGGCACCGAGCCCGGCGCATTCACCGTCACCGTCGAGGGGCGCCGAACCGACGTGCCGGCCTCTACCGACTACACCCGCCTGACTCTTCCCCTGACTTTCCGCGCCACCTGACCCGCCCGGAGCATTGCCATGACTGACCAGTACCACCACGGCGTTCGCGTTGTCGAAATCAACCAGGGCGTGCGCCCAATCCGCACCATCTCCACCGCCATCATCGGCCTGGTGGCCACGGGTGCCGGCGCCGACGCCACCGTATTCCCCCTCAACAAGCCAGCGCTGATCACCGACGTGAAAGGCGCCATCGGCCTGAGCGGCGCCACCGGCACGCTGGGCGCGGCCCTGCAGGGCATCGCCGATCAGGCCGACCCGCTCGTCGTCGTGGTCCGTGTGGAGGACGGCGTCGACGACGCTGCCACCACAACCAACGTCATCGGCGCCACCACCGGCGGCAACTACACCGGCCTGCAAGCGTTGCTCGCGGCGCAGGCCCAACTCGGCGTCAAGCCGCGCATCCTGGGCGCTCCCGGGTTGGACACCGAACCGGTCGCGGTCGCGCTGGCCGTGGTCGCCAAGAAGCTGCGCGCCATGGGCTACGTCAGTGCGGGCACCAGCGCCACCAAGGAAGACGCGGTGCTGTACCGCGACAGTTTCGCCGACCGCGAGTTGATGATCATCTGGCCCGACTTCGTGGCCTGGGACAGCAGCACCAGCACCGCCGCGCCCGCCTTCGCCGTGGCGCGCGCCTTGGGCCTGCGCGCAAAAATCGACGCGCAGCAGGGCTGGAACAAGACCCTGTCCAATGTGCCTGTGGCCGGCGTCACCGGCATCAGCCGCGACGTGCATTGGGATCTGCAAGACCCAAACACGGACGCTGGCTATCTGAACGCCGGCGACGTGACCACCCTGGTCAATTTCAACGGCTTCCGCTTCTGGGGCTCGCGCACCTGCAGCGCTGAGCCGCTGTTCGCCTTCGAAAGCGCCGTGCGCACCGCGCAAGTGTTGGCCGACACCATCGCCGAGGGCGTGGCGCTGTTCGTGGACAAGCCGATGCACCCCTCCACCGTCCGCGACATCATCGAGACCATCAACGCCAAGTTCCGCGAGATGAAATCGCTCGGCCTGATCATCGACGCCACCGCCTGGTACGACGAGTCGGCCAACAGCGCCACCACGTTGGCGGACGGGAAGCTGTTCATCGACTACGACTACACCCCCACCCCGCCGCTGGAGAACCTGACCTTGCGTCAGCGCGTCACCAGCCAGTACCTGGCTGACTTCGCCACCCGCGTGACGGGCTGATCACCCGCCGCGCCACGCCCCTTTTTCGGAGAACCCTGCAATGTCCCTGCCCCGCAAGCTCAAGAACTTCAACATGTTCGGCGATGGCGAGAGCTACCTCGGCCAAGTCGCCTCGGTAAAGCTGCCGGTACTGACGCGCGCCATGGAGGAGTACCGCGGCGGCGGCATGAATGGCCCGATCAAGATCGACATGGGCCAGAACGGCCTGGAGATCGAATCCAAGTTCGGCGGCTTCATGCGCTCGGTTCTCCGCCAGTACGGTGTGACGCGACACAACGGCGTGCAGCTGCGTTACGCCGGTGCCTACCAGCGTGACGACACCGGCGCCGTCGACGCCGTCGAGGTGGTCATGCGCGGCCGCCACGAGGAAATCGACATGGGCGATGCCAAGGCCGGCGACGACACCGAGTTCACCGTCAAGACCGCGTGCAGCTACTACAAGCTGAGCGTCAATGGCGTGGTCGAGATCGAGATCGACCTGGTGAACATGATCGAGATCGTCGGCGGCGTGGATCGCCTTTCCGAACAGCGCCGCGCCGTCGGCACCTGACCCCAGCGGCCCGGTCTTGCGCCGGGCCTTTCCTTCCTCCCGAGAGAGCAACCGCAATGTCCAACCAGAAAGCCAACCCCAACGCCACCGCCGCGCCCGCCGCTGACCCGAACTTCGTGGCGCTGGATGAGCCGCTCCGCCGCGGCGATCAGGAGATCACCGGCGTGACCCTGCGCAAGCCGCGTACCGGCGAGCTGCGCGGCGTGCCGCTGGCCCAGTTGCTGCAGCTGGACGTGGGCGCCCTGCAGACCGTGCTGCCGCGCATCACCACACCGACGCTGACCGCGCACGACGTGGGCAACCTCGACCCGGCCGACCTGCTCGCCGTGGCCACGGTGCTGTCGGGTTTTTTCATGACCAAGGCGGAGCGAGCGTCCCTGCCCGCGTAGAGAACGCCATGGCAGACGTGGCGGCCATCTTCCACTGGCCGCCCCCGGTGATGGACGAATGGACCTTGGATGAGCTGATGGCGTGGCGCGAGCGCGCCCGGGAACGGAGCGGAGCGGAGTAGTGGTAATGTGCGCCCATGGTCACCCTAATCCTCATTGCCGCCGTCGCCCTGCTTGTGCTGGGCGTGACGTTCGCGGCGCTGGCGCCGGTCTACCGCCGCATCGGCAACGCCGTACACGGAAAGCGCACGCGCTAATCCCGTTCGGAGCCGCCTGAGATGGGCGGCAACGAACTCAAGCTCTCCGTTGTCCTCGCCGCCATCGACAAGGCCACCGGGCCGTTCCGTCGCATCATGGCCGGCAGCAAGGGCGTGGCCAACGCCATCCGTACGCAACAAAGCGTGCTGCGCAAGCTCAACCACCAGCAGCGCGCCATGGATTCGTTCCGCTCGCTGGAAACGCAAGTGGGCGGCACCTCGCAGGCCTTGCAGGCCCAGCGCCGCCATCTGGCCGAGTTGACCGCCCAATACAACCGGACGGCCGAGCCGAGTAAGAAACTCACGCGAGAGCTGAAACACCAGGCCGCACACCTCGGCAAGCTGGTGCAGCAGGAAGACCGTCAGCGCAACGCGCTGGCCGCGCAGCGCCAGGCATTGGCCGCCTCCGGTATCGACACCCACCGCCTGGCCGTCCACCAGCACCGACTCTCCGGCGAAATCGACACCGCCAACCGCAAGCTGGGCGAACAGAAAGCGCAGCTGGGGCGCCTGCAGCGCGCCTCCGCCACGGCGGCAAAGATTCATCGGGCCGGTATGTCGACGGCGCTCCACGGGGCGGGCGCGGCGTTTGCGGGCCAGCGCGCCCTGCAAGCGGAAATGCTGCCGCTGGCCAAGGCCATGGCCTTCGAGTCGGCCATGGCCGACGTGCGCAAGGTGGTGGACTTCCCAACGCCCGAGGCCTTCCGGCAAATGGGCTGGGACGTGCAGGACCTGTCGCGTCGCTTGCCGATGCTGCCGGAGCAGATTGCGCAGATCGTGGCGGCGGCGGGCCAGGCGGGCATCGCGCGCAGCGAGTTGCTGCGCTTCGCCGAAGACGCCACCCAAATGGGCGTGGCGTTCGACACCACTGCCGAGGACGCCGGCCAGACCATGGCCACCTGGCGCACCGCGTTCCGGATGAATCAGGACGCCGTTGTGCAACTGGCCGACCGCATCAACTACCTGGGCAACACCGGCCCGGCGAACGTGCGGCAGATCAGCGAGGTGGTGAATCGCATCGGCGCGCTGGGCGAAGTTGCCGGCCTGCAGTCCGGCCCACTGGCCGCGCTGGCGTCCACCGTGGCCGGTATGGGCATCCAGTCCGAAGTCTCGGCCACGGGCATCAAGAACATGCTGCTCACGCTGGCGTCCGGATCGGCGGCGACCAAGCGCCAGCGCGCCGCGTTCAAAGCCATCGACGTGGACGCAGTGCAGATGGCCCGCTCGCTGCAGGACGATGCCGGCGGCGCGATCATGTCCGTGCTGCAGAAGCTGCGCCAGCTACCCAAGGCCGAGCAGGCCGCCACGATGACCACGCTATTCGGCCGCGAGTCGATTGGCGCCATCGCCCCTCTGCTGACCAACCTGGAACTGCTGGCTACCAACTTCGACAAGGTGGCCGATGCGCAGCAGTACGCCGGCAGCATGCAAGCCGAGTACGCCGCGCGGGTGGCCACGTCAGAAAACACGCTACAGCTGCTGAAGAACACGGCGCTGGTGATGGCGCAGTCCATCGGGCAAACGCTGATCCCGGACTTCAAGACGCTGGCCACGCGCACCAGCGAAGTCGTGGGCCGCGCGGTGGAGTGGATCCGCGCCAACCCCGAGCTGGTACGTGGCATCGCGCGCGTGGTCGTGGGTGGCACGGCCCTGGTCACCGTACTGGGCGGCCTGCTGGTCGCCGGCGGCTTCGCGGCCATGGCCTTTTCGCAGATCCACCATGCCGTGGCGATCCTGAGCGGCGGCCAAGGGTTCATGTCGCTACTGGGCACCCTGGGCCAGTTGGCCGGGCGCGTATTGCCGTGGCTGCTCAACGGCACCCGCCTGCTGCTGCCGCTGCTGGGCGGCGTCAGCGCACCGGTGCTGGCCATCGGTGCCGCCATTGCCCTCGTCGCCGCGCTGGTATGGAAGTACTGGGAACCCATCAAGGCCTTTATGGTCGGCGTGTGGCAAGGCCTGTCTGACGCCGCAGCGCCAGTGATGGCCGAGCTGCGCACCGCGCTGGCGCCACTGGCGCCGCTGTGGGACATGATCAGCGGTGCCATGGGCAAGGCGTGGAACTGGATTGAACAACTGTTCGCGCCATTTCAAGCCAGCAACGAGCAGTTGCAGGCGGCCACCGGCTACGGCCGCACGTTCGGCCAGATGCTGGGCACGGTACTGACGACCTCGATCGGCATGCTGGTGAAGGGGGTGGGCTGGATGGCCTCGGCCTTCATGACCGTGCACAGCGTGATCGTTCGCGTCATGGGCGGCATCTGGTCTTACGTCCAGGGGGCCTGGTCGCTGGTCACAGGCATCTTCTCCGGCGACGGTGTGAAGATCCGTGCCGGACTGCAGGCGATGTGGTCGGGTATCAACCAGGTCCTCGCCGGCTGGCCAGCCAAGATGATGCAGGCCGGCGTGGACATGGTCACGGGCCTCATCAACGGCATCAAATCGATGCTCGGCAAGGCCGGCGACGCGATCAGCGGTGTGGGCGGCGGCGTGATTACCCGCTTCAAGTCGCTGCTGGGCATCCGCAGTCCGTCGCGCGTGTTCGCCCAGTTCGGCCAGTTCACGATGCAAGGCTTCGCCAACGGCCTCGTGCGCGCGCAGGGCGGCCCATTGCAGGCGATGGCCGGCATGGGCCAGCGTCTGCGGCAGGCGGGCGCCGGTGTCGCGCTGGGCGCGCTGGCAGCGCCTGCGGTCGCCGTCGACCACCGCGAACCGATCACAAGCGTACGGCCGGTTGTCCAGACCGGTGGCGACACTTTCCACATCACGATTCAGGTCGGCGCAGGCGCGCCCGCGCAAGACATTGCGCTGGCGGTGCGCGCCGAGATTGAGCGATTGCAGCGGGAGAAGCAGGCCCGCACCCGCTCCCGCCTGGGCGACTACGAGGACTGAGGCATTCCACATGTTGATGGCGTTGGGCACGTTCGTGTTTTCTCTCCCGCAGCTGGCCTACCAGCAGTTGGAGCGCTCGCTGAGCTGGCGTCACGCCGCCAGTGAGCGCATCGGCGCACGCGCCGCGCACCAGTACGTCGGTCCCGGCGAGGAAACCATCGAACTCAGTGGCATCGTGGCGCCGGAATTCACCGGCAAGCCCGCCTCCCTCGCGCTGCTGCGCCAGCTGGCCGGCGAAGGCCGGCCGCTGGCGCTGGTCACCGGTACCGGCGAGGTGCTGGGCGCGTTCGTGATCACGTCCCAACGCGAGACGCAGACCCTGCAGTTCGATGACGGTACGCCGCGGCGCATCGAGTTTCAGCTCACCCTGCTGCGCACCGATGACGCACAGTCGGCCAATACGGGCGGTGGCGCGTGAGTAGCGTTGCCCCTTACGCGATACCGGCGTGGCGCGTGGTGCTGCCGGGCGTCGACCTGACCGAACGCCTCAAGCCACGGCTGCTCGATCTGACCCTCACCGAATGCCGGGGCGGCGAGGCCGACCAGTTGGAGCTTCGGCTCCACGACCACGACGGCGCGTTGGCATTGCCGCGCAAAGGCGTACTGCTGCAGGCGGCCATCGGCTGGCGGGACGCCGGCCTGGTCGACAAGGGCAGCTTCAAAGTCGATGAGGTCGAGCACAGCGGCGCGCCGGACGTGATCACCGTGCGCGCCCGCAGCGCTGATCTCACTCAACCGCTACGCACGCGCCACGAACGCAGCTGGCACGACACCACGCTGGGCGCCATCTTGCGCAATCTGGCCGGCGAACATGGCCTACAGGCGCGCATCGCCCCGGCGCTGGCCAGTATCGCTATCTCGCACCTGGACCAGACGGAAGAGAGCGATGCCAACCTCCTCACGCGGCTGGCGAAGCGGTATGACGCGGTGGCCACCGTCAAGGCCGGCGCGCTGATCTTCGCTCCCATCGGTGCAGGCACAACTCCCACCGGTAACGTGCTGCCGGGCGCGACCATCACACGCGCCAGCGGCGACCAGCACCGCTATTCAACCGCCGACCGTGATGTCTATACCGGCGTGCGCGCCTATTGGCACGACAAGGCAGAGGCGCAGCGCAAGTCCGTACTGGTCGGCCAAAGCGGCAACGCCAAGCGCCTGCGCGAGTCCTACAGCAGCGAGGCCGAGGCGCGCGAACAGGCGAACGCGGAATGGCAGCGAATCCAGCGCGGCGCCGCGAAGTTCGCCCTCATCCTGGCCCTGGGCCGCGCCGACCTGTACCCGGAACAGCGCATCACCGTGGCGGGCTTCAAAGCCGGCATCGATGGCGAATGGCTGCTGGCGCGCACGACTCACACCATCACCGGCTCGGCGGGGTTTACCACCGCTCTGGAACTGGAAACCATCGTTGGCGCGTAGGCCGGCATCAATCCAGGTGGGCGCCAACACAGTGGGCGATACTCGCTTCGCGTACCGTCCGTGAGTTGCGCGCGATGGCAGTTCGCTATTACCCTCCCTCCGGACGTTTGCCAAGGTAGGCCTGCACCTTCCCTTGGACGCATGCGGCATCACAGCCCGCCGCCGCCGGGCAACGTTTCAGGGGAAAATCGAATGTCTCGCATCAATGCGTTGCTACTAGCAACCGCAGCCACAGCCGTGCTCTGCATGGGTTGCGTACCTGTCAAATTCAAGAAGTCCCAGGTCTCTGTCAAAGGGGATATAGAGAGCACCATCGGTTCGTTGTTCGTGTGGTCAAGTGACGTTTCAGCTGCGATTGCGTATGGTCCCAAGGCCGGTCGCGGTCCCATCTGCATGCAACGTGCGATGACTGCCGGTGCGACTTCGGTTGAAGCCTCAGGGTCTCTCTCTGACGCGGCCCTTAAGCTCGCCGATCCCACGGCCAATGCTGAGGGGAAAGAGCTTGCCGGTGCCGCGCTGGCAGTGAGCAATGCGGTCATGGCCCTCAGCGTGTCCACGGAGCGCACGGCCTACTTGGACACTGGGCTGTTCTATCTCTGCCAGCTGCACGCCAATGGCGCCATGACCTCTCCAGAGTTCGCCAGCGCGGTGGAGAAGCTGATCGAAAAGAGCGCCACCATGCCAACAGCCGCTACGTCGCTGGGTCAGCTCTTCGCGCCGCAGTTGCAGCGCGGGCAGCGAGGAGAGGGAAACGAAGAGTCGTCAACTCCGGCCAAAGACGGGGCGCATGGCACGCCGAAGGCGGAGGGGCCGAAGCCCTGATCAGGCTGCCGCTACTGCCTGCGCCAGCAAGTTTTAATACGAAGGGCCGCCTCAGGGCAGCCCTTCTGCTTTTACGGCCTCGGGCCGCGCGGCTCATCGTCCGGCGGTACCGGCGCCGGTGGCCGGGAAACGTACTGCTCGGCCCGTTGCAACAGCGCACGCGCAGCGCGCTTGCGGTCCAGCAGGATCACGTTGGCGATGCGTGATGCAGGATGAGTGGCCAGAACGGCACTGTTGGCAATCGCCTCCAGCGCTTCGTCCGGGAGCTTAGAAAGCAGCGCCGCCAAGTCCTGCTCGCTCATGAGCAGGGATTGCAGGTAAGCCTCCAGCGTCGTCATCCTTAGCGCACCTGGCATTCGTTGAGGATGGGCGAACTCAGCATGAGGCCGCCACCCACGCACACCACAGCGATCTGCTGGCCCTTGCTGAGACCGGCGGCCACACTCGGATCCAGTCCGCGCGCATGGATGGAAGCAAAATCGTTGGGGGTGCGGATCTCTACGTACGCTTCGTCGGTGAAGTCTTTGCTGATGCCGGCAACGGTGCCTGACACGGCCAGTTGGTTGCCTTTGTACTTGTCGTCAGCGGCCACTTCATTGGCTTCATAGTCGGCGAACAACTTCGCCGCGGTGATCTCCAGCGGCAGCGGTTTGAGGTCAAGACCGGCCGGAGCCTCAACCGCACTTGCCGACGCCGATTCCTGCGCTGCCTTGGCACGTTCGACATAATCCTGGTAGCCGCCGCTGCCACTGATCGCGGCGGCGCCGAAGATCGCCAAGCCGATGAAATAGACGATGGGCGAGACGATGATCGATGCCAGCAACGGCAACAGGCCGCCTACCGTCTTGCCGCGAGCCATGACCACGATGGCCAGTATGAAGGCTACCAGGTTAAGCGGCCATCCAACGAACAGACCGGCGCCTGGAATCGGAATGAGGAACAGCAGCCAAGCGATGGCCAGACAGATCCATGTGGCTTTGACCGGTGCAGTGCGGCTATCTTGAGAAGTAACGGTGTTCATCGATTCCCCTTCTTTTGGTTTGGTAAAAAGCATCAAATGCCGTACCCGCGTCAGCAGGCTTGCCGGCGCGGTAGGCGATATCAGCGATACAGGCGATCAATCTCTACGGCAGCTCGAAGCGTTTGGCTGACGTAGACAATCTTGTCCAAGTGGTCGGCCCACTTGGGGTCGCCCGGATCAATCTGAGTGCGGAGTTCCTCAATCACCATCAGCGCACTTTCCAACAGCCCGCTGCGGCGGTGATTCGTTTGTGTGGCAGTCGAAAGGAGAGCATCCATATTCTTGAGTCCTTGTCGAAGAATGTGCGGCCGACTACGACCGTAGCGACGTGATTAGCGTGCGTAGCCAGTCCGGCAGGGTGGAACCAGAAGAAGGTGTGCGCATGTCGAGTTCAGCATCAATCTTTGCCAGTACTGCTTCCAGCTCGGCGATGGTGTTCTTCCGGCGCTTTGCCCAGGTGCCAGAATAGATTCGGATCACCATCCAGGCTGCGACGGCACTACCGATCAGCATGCCCAGCGAGGTCATGTCCTTGGTCACGGCATCTGCATCTGGCATGTTGGCAACTGCCTGCGGGATCAGCGACCACAGCCAAAAGACAAGAACTGCAAAGATCAGCGTCGGGATCGCTGTATGCGCGCGCCGATAGGTCAGCCGTTTGATAACGGTCTTTCTGACGTCTCTGAGCTGCTTACCATCAATTTCGGCAAGCTGTCGCGGTTGCCCTCCCACATTGATCACAAGGGTGGTGGCAGTCACGCTGCCGTAGATCACCTGACCAATGTTGGTTTCCGGGGGGAGGTTCTTACTTTCCATCTACAGTCCTTGAATGGGGAGCCGATTACATCGGCCGTCTTCCTTGAAAGTTTAGGCAGGACTCAGCGCTTCCTCTTTCTACCGACTTGAATTGTCGCACCAGACTGATCCACGTTGCCTTGGACGACTTGCGCAATGTCGCTTGCAGTGATCGTGTAGGCCGCCTGCGGCGTCGCGGGTGCAGCGGCAAGTGCTGCCATCACCACCTTCTTCACTTCGCTCGATGCCGAACGATATTTGGCGAGTAGCCGCGTCTCATCTGGATCGTGCTGCCCTGTCCGTCGCCCGGTCAGCACGTAAACGATGTCGATACCCGCCAATGAAGCGCCGGCAAGATAGCCGCCACCGGGGCATTGCTCGCCCGATTCGTACTTGAGTTGCGCACGCTTGGACACGTTGCAGACGGTCGCTAGCGCTTCCTGCGTGTATCCAAGCCGCTCCCGCTCTTCTTTCAATCGTCTGCCGAAGTCCATCCAGCCGTCTCCCTTTTTGAATTACAGTTCACCTTGACAGGTGAACAATAGTTCACCATCATTTCGCGCAACTCCACGCGATGGCCCGCGCATGTCCGACCGCAAAGCTCGCCGCAAGGCTTCACCCTTACGCACCGCAGAACAGGCTCGTGCTTGGTTACGGGACAACGGCATCAGCGCCGCACAGTTCGCCCGCGACCACAATCTGAGCCTGGACGCGGTAAAGGAAGTGCTCCTCGGTCGCAGCAAGGCCAACTACGGCAAAGCACACCTCGCCGCCGTGGCGCTCGGAATAAAGCGTAACCCCCAAATCCCCACGCTGTCACCTAAATCTACCCGGACCGGGTGAGGCATGGCTGTCTTCTCTCCGCGCCGCAAGGTCGTTTTCAGCTGCCCCGCTTGCGGTGCACACCTGATCAAGCGCACCAGCTATTTGCTTCATCAATTTCTGCGCCACGACACGTTTGTATGTGACAACCCCGTGTGTAGCGCGGCATTCAGCGGACACACCGAACTCACGCATCTGGCCAGCCCTTCCGGCATGCCGCACGCCCCGCCCTGCGAGCTGCCACGTACCCCCGGCTCACGTCGAGACAAGACGCTCGAAAAATACCGCGATGACGATCTGGCCGCGCGAAAGAGCGCACAGACCGAGATGACGCTGAGCTTGGCGGTAAACGCCGACAACACCAATGGCGGCGACCTTGACGATGATGACGTTGAGGAACCGGTTGCCGATGACCACGACGACTGAGGCCTCCTATGCAGACACGCATCACCCTGGCGGACCTTCCCCGGGAACAGCAGTTATGCCTGACCACCGCCGTGCGCTGTAACGGATTGGTCGCCCGCAAAGTCGGATGGGTTGGCGTGCACTTCCATGACAGGGAGGGTTGCGCCGTCCACCTATCCGGCCCAGTAGCCGCGCTCGTGCGCCGTGGCCTGCTGCAGATGTCGCAGGCTGGCAGCGCGGCCTCTCCGACCGACCACGGCATTGCCGTGATCAACGGCGTCGCCGTCGCGCGCGAGGTACTGGCATGACCCGTTATCGCGACCGCTACGAGATTGGCGCCCGCGTGCGTACGACGCGCGCGTCGGCCAACTTCTTCGCCAAGGGCCAGCACGGCACCGTGATCGCATCTTCTGGCGACGGTAACTACCGGGTGCGTTTCGATAGGGGCGATGCGTGGTGGCTCAATGAAGCCGAATTCAAGCGCATTCCCGAGCGGCGGGCGTCCTACGTGGAGCGGCTGGCGTTGGCTTGGCATCGCATCTTGCGCGGGAGCCGGGCATGAAGCGCCAACTGGGCAAGGTCCATCGCGACGGCTGGGCGACGGCGCAGGCGCCGCGCTTGGTGTCTGGTCAGCAGCTCCCTGACGAACTGGCAATGCCGGCGGTGAAATCCCGTCAAGCCGAGCGCCTGCGCGCCGAGGTCGAGGCGCACATCCAGGGCGGCGGCACGTACCTGGTCATCACCACGCCCACCGCGTCAACGCGGCGGGGGCGTGCATGACGCTGGTCGCTATCGCTTCGCGCCGGCACGCGTCGATGACGCACCGCCGCCAATCACCACGATTCCCCCTTGACACCTTCGCCGGTCGGAGCAACTATTCCCACGTCGCCGCAAATTCGGTGACCGGGATTGGTCTCCCGATTGAGATGCGCGCAAAAGCGCCCATATCCGATGCAGGCGCTTTTTTCATGCCCGGCCTCGGTGCCAGGGCTTGCTGCCAGCCAGTTTATGGTGGGCGGCGCGGTGGGGGCTTCGGCCCCGCCGGGTGGCGCGTCTCCCCGGTAGACCAACTCCGCGTCGTCCACCACCTCCGATTGGTCTCGGCGGTGGCGGACTCCACAACGACATGGAGTACGCGCACCATGAAACAGCACACCTCCGCCACGCCCGGCAACAGCCCGGCACGGCACATCGCCACCTACTTCGGCGCCATCGCCGACACCCTCGACTGGGAATACACCGATTGGCAGGCCCTCAGCGCCCGCCTGCAAGCCAGCGGCACGCCCATTGGCCAGCTGACGCTGCACCAGGTCCATGTGGCCATCACCGGCACCGTGCGCAGCGCGCACAAAGCGGGTGCCTGATGCGCACTCGCTATGCTGCCCAGTACGAACTGGACATCCCTGGCGCGGTCGCCGAGCTGCGCGTTGGCGCCGATGGAACCCTGCGCCTGGATTGGTTCTCCAGCACGCCGGAGCGCTTCCATGTGGCCACCGCACTGTTGGAGCGGGACGCCGTGTCGCTGGCCGGTGACACCGGCCTGAACCTCGGGCCGCTGACGCTGCTGATGCCACCCAAGCGCCTGCGTCTGCTGGCCGACGCATTACACGCGCACGGCTTCACCGGCTGCGCGTGGGCCACGACGGAGGGCGCGTAATGGGCAACGTGACCAAGCATCCCGCCAATGCCCCGCGCAAGCGCCACGATGATGGCCAAATCATCCCCGGCGACGACTACGACCGCCTGTGGCGCGCCCAGCAGGCCGCCATGCTGTTGGCCGCGATTAACAACGACGTGGCCGTGGCGGCAGGGGTCAGCCACGACGCCACCGCGGCCGTTGCCGAGTACATCCGCGACGACATGCTGGAGATTCTCAACCACTCACAGCTGACCAGCGAGTCCCTGTAACACCGCCCCGCAGGCCAGGGCGGTGCGCCAACACCGCTCAGGCCTGACCACCGACGTCAGGAGAGAGAGCCATGCAACACCCCAACACCACCGAGGCGGCAGGTTAACCACCCCATGCAAGAAGATCTGCGCCAGCAGGTAATCCAGCGGCTTGAGCGCGACTACAAGCTCAAGCTGCGTGTCGGCACGACGTACATGCGCGGCGGCACATGCCCGTCGTGCAGCAAGAAAGAGCTGTACTGCAACCATGCCAGCCCGTGGGTGGTGCGCTGCGGGCGCCAGGCCAAGTGTGGCCGCGAAATCCACGTCAAGGACGTCTACGACGATCTGTTCGACGACTGGAGCAATCGCCACCCGACGACCGACGCCAACCCGCACGCTGCGGCCGAGGCCTACCTGCAGCACGCGCGCGGCTTCGACCTGACGCGCGTGCGCGGGCTGTTCACGCAGGAGAACTACTACAACCCCAAACTCAAGGCCGGCAGCGCCACCGTGCGCTTCCCGCTGGAGCGCGGCCAATGGTGGGAGCGCCTGATCGACCGCCCGCACCGATTCGGCAAGATGAAAGCCCGGTTTGCGCCGGGCCAGAGCTTCGCCGGCACCTGGTGGGCGCCGCAGGAGGTCACCGAGCGGCTGGCCGAGGTGCAAGAACTGTGGATCGTGGAAGGCATCTTCGATGCGCTGGCGCACCTGCACCACGGCCAGGACGCCGTGTCGGCCATGTCCTCCAACCAGTTTCCGGAAGGCTCGCTGCGCAAGCTGCTGGAGCTGCGGCGCGGCAACCTGCCGACACTGATCTGGGCACCGGACAACGAGCCGACCGCACGCGACTACCTGCGCAAGCATGTGGCGCGAGCCCGCGCCATGGGCTTCCCCTGCAAGGCCGCGCTGGTCCCGCAGCGCGACCGCAAAGTGGATTGGAACGACCTGCATTTGCGTGCCCTGTCGCACGGCGACAAGGTCGACCAGGCGAAGCAGTGGGCCGACGATGTGGCCGAGGCGCGTTACCAGGGCGACCTGGTGCTGGCCAAGACGGCCAAGGACAAGGCGTTGCTGATCTTCAACCACGACGGCCGCCACGAGTTCCATCTGGAGTTCAAGGCCCGCCTGTGGTGGTTCGACTTCGACAGCAGCCGCTTCGAGAAGGTCAAGAAGGAATTTGTCGGCCAGCACGGCGAAGAGGACATCGACGAACACCTGCCCAAGCTGCAGGCCGCCGCCGCGTCGGTGCGCGAAATCGCCAACTGCTACCCGGAAGCGCTGTATTTCCAACGCAACGAGGTCACCGACGAATCCTGGTACTTCTTCCGGGTGGACTTCCCACACGAGGCGCCCAGCGTCAAGGGCACGTTTACCGCCTCGCAGACGCTCAACGCGCCCACCTTCCGCGACCGGCTGGCCAGCTTCGCGCCGGGCGCCGTGTTCGACGGCACCGCGTCGGAGTTGATCCACGTGATGAAGGACCAGCTGTTCAACATCAAGAAGGTCGACACCATCGACTTCGTCGGCTACAGCAAGGAACACCGCGCGTACCTGCTCGGTGACCTGGCCGTGCGCGATGGCGAGCTGGTGCAGGCGAACGAAGAGGACTACTTCGAGTTCGACAAGCTACGCCTGAAAACCACCCAGAAGTCGATCAAGCTGGAGATTCAGCGCGATGCCGACGGCTACCGCACCGACTGGCTGCCGTGGCTGTGGACCTGCTTCGGCACGCACGGCATGGTCGCCCTGACGTTCTGGTTTGGCTCGCTGTTTGCCGAGCAAATCCGCACGGCCCACAAGAGCTACCCGTTTCTGGAAGCCACGGGCGAGGCCGGCGCCGGCAAGACCACGCTGCTGACGTTCCTGTGGAAGCTGCTGGGCCGCAGCGACTACGAGGGTTTCGACCCGGCCAAGTCGTCGAAGGCCGGTCGCGCCCGTGCGATGGGCCAGATCTCTGGCATGCCGGTGGTGCTGCTGGAAGCCGACCGTAACGAGCCGGACAAGGCCCACGCCAAGACGTTCGAGTGGGACGAACTGAAGGACTTCTTCGGCGGCGGCACACTGGCCACACGCGGCGTGCGCAACGGCGGCAACGATACCTATGAACCACCGTTTCGGGGCACTATCGTGATCAGCCAGAACGCGGCCGTGGACGCCAGCGAAGCGATTCTGACGCGCATCGTAAAGCTGCACTTCAAGCGGCCCGAGGTCACTACGAACAGCCGCATCGCGGCCGACAACCTCAACGCACTGCCGGTCGAGTCCCTGAGCCACTTTTTGATCAAAGCGATCAAGGCCGAGCGCCTGGTGCTGGAGAAATTCGCCGAGCGCGCCCGCTTCTACGAGGCGGCGCTGCGTGAGCGCAAGGAAATCCGTGTCGAGCGCGTGATCAAGAATCACGCGCAGATGCTGGCCCTGTTCGATTGCCTGCGACTGGTGGTGGACATCCCCGTGCCGATGATCGAGGCCACGCGCGATGCGCTGGTGAACATGGCGCTGGAACGGCAGACGGCCATCAACGCCGATCACCCGCAGATCGTGGAGTTCTGGGAGGTCTACGAGTACCTGGAAGGGATGCAGGCCGGGCCGGTGGTCAACCACTCGCGTGACCCCAAGCGCATCGCCATCAACCTCAACGAGTTCTACGCCAAGGCCGCCCACCACTCCCAGCGGCTGGCCGATCTCAACATCGTGCGTGCGCTGCTGCGCAACTCGCGCCGCCACAAGTTCATCGACGCCAACACGGCCGTGAACAGTTACATCCGCGCTGGACAGCCTGATAAGCCGGCCATCGTGAAGTGCTGGGTATTCCAAGCATGAACACCGCGTCCCACCCCGCCGGCGGTTAGCCGGAGAAAGCGGGTCCGGCGGGCGGTGCGCCAACACCTCCCCTCGGGCCTTCCCCAACGAAGCTCAGGAGATGAGAGCCATGCAACAGATGTGCGGGGATGTCCCCACCACCGTTACACCTTCGCCGAGTCCAGCCACCGGACCCGGCGCGAACCCTACCACGCCGGTGGTTAATGGCGTGGATTTTGGCGCCCCCGGCGGCGATTGCCACGCCGAGGTGCACGTCCGCATCGAGCGGAACAAGGTGGTCCTTACCGGCGTGCTGCAGATGGGCGGCCGTGTGGAGGTTGTGAAGTGCTGGCAGCGCCGTGCGGGTCATGGCCGGGGCTGGATAACCAAGACTCCCGACTTCATCCAGTGCGCCGAGGCCCGGCTGAGCAAGGAGCTGGCCGAGTACCTGGACGGGCTGCGCTTTCCGTTCGAGGTGGCCAACCTGCTGCCGCGGCCGGTAACCGCTGCGGGCGTCGAGGCACGAGCGGCCGCCGCGACGGAGGTGGCCCATGCTTGATCTGGTCGCCCTGCTCGCACTAAGCGCCGCGCCAGCCGCTGGCGGTGCGCTCGTCTACCACCTGGTCACCACTCGCGCCCAGAAGCCCGCTCAGGCGGCGCTGGCGGTGGGCCAGATTCCGATGACCGTGCGCCGTCGGCGTGCGATGGCCGTGCGCCGGGAGGTGGCCCATGTCTGAGGCCTTCTGGCGCATGCGCCGAGAACTGGAAGCCGCCCACGCAATCATCGAGCTGGCCCGCTGCACGATGAGTTCCTTCGACCTGAGTCTGCTGGAACAGCGGGTACAAGACGCCAACCTGGCCGGGCGCGACGCGCTTCGCGCCCAGGACCGTACAGCCGCGCTCAGCGAGGCCGATAGCCTGGTGACGGATCGCCCGATCCTGCCTCCGCACACAGCCAGCATGCTGGGGCTGGTGGCCACCCTGATCGCACTTGGCAAGGCCGATGCCATCGCGGCCGCTGAACTTACCCGTGTTGCCAACCGCCTGCGGCGCACGGTCGCGAACTTCGGCGTAACGTTGATCGCAGACGAACGCGCACGCCAGTGCGAAATCGAGGGGTTCTCGCCGGCTGGCGACAGCGGCTACGGCGCCGAGGAGTTGGCGATGGCCGCGGCCTGCTACGCCATGCCCCTGAAGGATCCGCGCCGGACGGATGCCATGTGCTTCAACACGGCGCCCGAGGGTTGGCCGTTCGCCAAGAAGTGGTGGAAGCCGGCGCCCGTCACCAGCGACGGCCAAGGCAACGCCTACGTGGATCCGTCCGCCCGCCTGCGCGAACTGGTGAAGGCCGGCGCGCTGATTGCCGCACAGATCGATGCGCACATCGTGCGGAAGGGGTTGGCATGATCCGCATGTTCCGTCCGACCAAGACCAACGGCATCCAACAGGCCGCACGCATCGGTGCGGCCGTCATGTACTGCGGGGACAGCGAACGCATCATCGGCCAGTTGCAGCCGGTTGCAGCGGTGATCACCGACCCGCCGTATGCCGGCCGCACGCACCGTAATGCCAAGACCAACAAGAAGGGCGCGCGCGACAAGCAACTGGTGACGTTCGATGCGTTCACCGATGCGCAGTTCACGGTCGCCGCTCGCGCTTGGCTGTCGGTCGCAGAGGGCTGGTGCGTGGCGACGTGTGACATGCGCCACGGCCGGCTCCTGTACGACTGGCCCGAGTTCATCCGCCGGGGCATCTGGGTAAAGCAGAATCCCGTGCCGCAGATGACCGGTGACCGGCCTGGCCAGGGTCACGAAGAGATCGCCATCTTGCACGCGGGTAAGCGACGCAAGCGTTGGAATCGCCGTGGCGGTCCGGGGACGTGGATCACGCCGGTCTGCAATAAGGCCAGCGTGCCGACCGAGAAACCGCTGGCGCTGCTTCGCGCCCTGGTCACGGACTTCACCGCCCCTGGTGAAATCGTGTTGGACCCCTTCGCCGGCAGCGGCACCACAGGGGCCGCGTGCCTGGAGCAAGGGCGCGGCTTTATCGGCATCGAGCGCGACCCGGAACGTTTCGCCATCGCGGTGAAACGGCTGCGGGCGGCGGCAAAACAAGGAGGTCGGCCATGACTCAGCGCCAGGTCGACCACGACATGCCCTTGCCCCGCTGCCAGGCAGGGCATCTGGCGCGGCATATCCACGACTGCAGGCAGGCGACCGCTGGCGGCGGCCATTTCATCGAATGCCGGTGCGGCGCCACGAAGAAGTGCCCCGACTTCGACACGGCCCTGCAAGAGTGGAAGCGCATGCATCGCGTCCGCACACCACGACCACCGGCGGGGCCAGCTGAGAACGTGGTGCTGTTCGCCCTGTTCGGCACCGGAGGCAAAGCCCGATGACGGATACCAGCACGGAAGCCCACCGCCGCGCCTGTGAAGCGCGGACGTGGCTGCGCGAGGGCTATGTCACTGAGGCCAAGGTGGCCGAACTCATGCAACGAATCAGCGACAAGCGTGGCTGCGCTGCCGCCAACGAACTGCGCGAGGAAATGCGTCTGCAGTGGAAAAGCCGCCGCGAGTGGTGGGAGGGCGCACCGCTATGACCGAGAAGATCCTCACTTTCGCCGCACTACAGCGCATGTGTCGGCCCACGGGGCCGGCGCCCCGAGCATCCACCGTGGTGCGCTGGGCGGAGCGCCAGCACATCCGCTACAAGTACGATGGTCAGGGCGGCATCTGGACAACCATGGAGGCGCTGAACGCGGCTCTCGGTGTTTCGGCGCGACCGGTCTCCGCCAACGACGAACCGCGTATCGAGGACATGATTGCATGAGGCCTGGACGAAACAGGAAGTTCAATCCCGACATTCCAGCTCACATCGACCAGAACGCACTACCGGTGGGCATCTATTGGAGTGACAACCGATGGTTCATTTACGAACCTCACCCTGAAGGTGGCCGTCCGCGCAAGCGGACGGTGGCCTTCGCCAAGGCGCGGCTGTCGGAGTTGCACGCGATCATGGAGGTGGCTCGCGGCGGCGACAATCGAGGCTCGCTGGGCTACCTGTGCGATCAGTTCGTCAAATCCGGCGAGTTCAACTCGCTGGCCTCGGGCACTCAGAAGGACTACGCGCAGTGCGCAAGCGAGGCCAAAGGATTCGTGCTGACGGATGGGAGCAAATTGGGTGAGGTGCAGGTGGCCCGCCTGCGCGTGCCGGCCATCCAGCGCATGGTGGAGGCCATCGCAACGGGCCGGCAGGCCAGGGGCAAACTGCCGGCACTGGATCCGCGCCCTTCCAAGGCGAATCATGTCCTGCGCTACTTGCGCCGCCTGTTCGCTTGGGGTATTCGGTTCGGCCACTGCGAGCACAATCCGGCTCAAGGTGTTCGCCAGGCGCGCGAGCTGGCCGAGTTCAAGATGCCCGCCCCGGAAGTGTTCGTCGCCATGCTGGAATTCGTGCGAGTGCGAGGTAGCTTGACCGCTCACACTCGCGGGAGCGTTTCGCCCTACCTGCACGCAGTGATGCTGCTGGCGTACAACGTGCGACTGCGCGGCATTGAGGTAACTACGCTCACCGATGCCAACCACACCGAACAGGGCATCCGCACCAACCGCCGCAAAGGTTCGCGCGACAACATCACAGAGTGGAATGACGCGCTGCGCGAGGCTTGGGATTGGCTGGCCAAGTACCGCAAGGAGCGCATGAAAGCGCACGAGCGCCCTATCCCGCTGAAACCGGAACGGCGCCGCCTGCTGGTATCCCAGAGCGGAACACCGCTGACGAAATCCGCATTGGATTCAGCCTGGCAGCGCGCCATCACCATGGCGATCCGCGAGGGCGTCATCGCGGAAGAGGACCGTTTCAGCCTGCACGGCCTCAAGCACCGAGGCGTGACCGACACCGAGGGAAACTTCGGCGATCTGCAGGACAGCAGCGGCCATGTCGCTCCAGCAATGGTGAGGCGTTACGCGCACGACGTGCCGGTGGTGCAACCGCCCAAGCTGCCGAAGGCAACCGGCGATCAGTAGCCGTCACAGGCGCCCGTGGAACATCGTCACGGGCGCGAATTTTTCCGGGAATTTTTCCGGAGCCATCAAAAAAGGCACTTGGGGCTAACCTAAGTGCCTGATGCATATGGTGGGCCGTGAAGGATTCGAACCTTCGACCAAAAGATTAAAAGTCTTCTGCTCTACCGACTGAGCTAACGGCCCATGAAAACCCCGACATTGCGCCGGGGTGTGCATTCTAACCCAGCTGCGGCGCACAGCGAAATCCAGCGGGAAGCCGCCGGTTTGCGGGCGCGCTCAGGCGTAGCGGGTCGGATCCGGCACGTCGGCGTCGGCGAAGCCGGCCGCACGCAGTTGGCAGGCGTCGCAGTGGCCGCAGGCGCGGCCCTGTTCATCGGCGCGGTAGCAGGAGACCGTCTGCGCGAAATCCACCCCCAGCCGCACGCCTTCGCGCACGATATCGGCCTTGCTGAGCTTCAGCAGCGGGGCGTGGATGCGCAGACCGGCGCCTTCCACGCCGGCCTTGGTAGCCAGGTTGGCGAGCTTTTCGAACGCGTCGATGAACTCGGGCCGGCAATCCGGATAGCCGGAATAGTCGACCGCGTTGACGCCGCAGAAAATGTCCGTGGCGCCCAGCACTTCCGCCCAGCCCAACGCTACCGACAGCATGATGGTGTTGCGCGCCGGCACATAGGTCACCGGAATGCCGCCGCCGCCGGCCTCGGGGACCTCGATGTCGTCGGTCAGCGCGGAACCGCCGATGCTGCGCAGGTCCACATGCACGGTCTTGTGCGCCACCGCGCCCAGCGAATCGGCCACCCGCACGGCCGCTTCCAGTTCGGAGGTATGCCGCTGCCCGTAGCGCACGCTGAGCGCATGCACGGCATAGCCCTGCTCGCGGGCGATGGCAACGACGACGGCGGAGTCCATGCCACCGGAGAGAAGGACGACGGCTTTTTTCAT